CCGCGAGATCCCACCGATCCTTGTCCAGCCCGCCGCAGCCGCCATTACCATCGGCACTGCCACACCGGCGATCGTCGCCCAGAACTACATCCTGCTCCAGCCCGCCGCGGCCGCCGTCACCGTCGCCAGCGCGACCCCGGCCGTCGGCACCCCGGTCAGCATCGCGCCCTCCGCCGCCGCCATCACGATCGGCACCGCGACGCCTGCGCTCGTCGCCCAGAACTGGCCGAAGGCGCTGCCGGCCGCCGCCGAGGTCGCGGTGGGCACGGCCACCCCGGCCGTCGTCACCAACGTCCTTGTCCAGCCTGCGGCCGCGGCGGTCACGGTTGCCGGGGCTACCCCGGCAGTCGGAACTCCGGTCAGCATCACCCCTGCGGCGACGGCCGTCGCCATTGCCGGGGCCACGCCCGCAGTGCTCCTGCCGATAGCGGTTGCGCCTAGCGCTGTTGCCGTCGCCGTGGCTGGTGCCACCCCGGCAGTCGCGACGCCGGTCCTGCTGCAACCGGCGCCCGTCGCAGTTGCCATCGCTGGGGCTACCCCTGCGGTGGTGGCCCAGAACTATCAGGGCATTCAGCCCGGCGCGGCCGCACTGCTCCTGACTGCGTTCGCGCCTACGGTGATCGTATCCGATCATGTGATGGTAACGCCATCGCCCGCATCCCTCGCCATGGCGATGGTCGCGCCCACTGTGACGGTGGCGGGCGGAGACCAGCTCGTCACGCCTGGACCGCTAGCGCTGACGCTCACCGGATATCCGCCCGTCGTCACGGTGACGGGGATTGGTGGCGGTCGCCGGGCCAAATGGCGATCCATCGCAGCGCCGAGTGAGGATGAGGAGGAGAACTTCGTTGCGCTCTTCCTCTAGGAACCCCGATGCCTGATCCGATCGGCGATGCCACGCTTGCCCGCATCTTGAAGCGGGCTGCGAAGCGCGTGACGAAGATCAACGAGACGACGCGCGACGGGGTACAACGAACTATCGAGCAGGTTCGACAGGATATCCGCGATGCGCTTGCGGCTGGAATAGACATCGGCGAGGGGATGGCCGATATGGGGAAGCGGGTTGCGGAGTCAGCGGTATTCGATCAGTATCGCGGGGAGCTAATCGCCCGGACCGAGACGATGTTCGCGTGGAATAGTTCGGCGATCGAGTCCTACCGCGATGCGGGCGTGGAGATGGTCGAACCCCAGGACGGCGACAAGGATGAGGAGTGCGCCGCGCGGATGGCCCGCGGTGCCGTGCCGCTTGACGAGGCGATGGACGATGAGGATCACCCGAACGGAACGCTCTCGTGGGTGCCAGTAGTGGACTACGCCGAACTGCGCTCGATGGCTGAAGCGCTCGGACTGGCGCGAGGATAGGAGCAACCCCATGACCACCATGCGTGCGCTGAAGGCGACGGTGCTAGATGACGATGCGTTCCGCCTACTGGCGATCCCTTTCGGCGGCCCGATCCCACAGAAGGGCGCACCACTCGGCGTGGACCTTGACGGCGAGTGGTTCAGCCCCCGGACTGACATCAAGCCCGAGTGGTTCCCCACCCGGATCGTCGATTGGCACCACGGCAAAGACCCCCGGATGGGACGCGCCGAACTCGGCAAGGCCGTCGACCTCGGCCCCTTCGGAGGCGCAGGCAGCGAACCCGACGAGGATGGCTGGTGGGTCACGGTCTGGATGAAACATGGCGAGCGGCGAGTGGACCTGGTGCGCAAGCTGGCGGAGCGCGGCGCCCAGATCTTCGGCTCGTCGGAGTCCGTGTCCGGGCTCGTTCAGAAGTCAAACACCGGCGAGATCCTCGCCTGGCCCTACGTGCGCCAGACGCTCTCGACCTCGCCGCAGAATACCTACAGCCAACTGCGCCCCCTGAAGGCGACCCTTGACGATTACCTCGCCGAGGGTCTGCTGCCGGGTGCGGCGTTCTGGGCCGATACCGAGCGTGCGATGCGCGACCTCGGCGCCTCCCTCCGTGATCCCTTGCTGCGGCAGGCGATCGACGGGGCGAAGGCCGGGCGCGTGCTGTCGGGCGTCAACGAGTCTGCCCTCCGCGATGCGCTCGATGCGCTGGATGCCGCCCTCGGGCGGCTGAAGGAAGTCGTGGCGCGCCAGACACCAACCACGCAAGGGGCGGCGAAAGGAATCTAATGTCAGGCACAGTCCGCGATGTCTTCGGGGGCGATCCGCTTCCGACCGGCATCGAAGATCAGATCGGCGGGATCGCGTCCAAGATCGAGAACGTCATCTCCGAGATGGAGAAGGCGCGCGACGAGGACACGGCCCGCTGGCAGGCGCTCAACGAAGAGCGGAAGACCCTCGCCGGCCAGCTCCAGGAGCTGAAGACGGCGAAAGACAAGGCCGACATCGTGGCCGAGGATGCCGCGGTCCGCGAGGAGACGAAGGCGCTGCTTTCGTCCCTCCGCACCGCGTCCAAGGCGCGCGAGATCGGCACCATGCGCGCTCCGTCCCGGTCGGACGAGTACCGCAAGGGTTCGTTCCTCCAAGCGATCGATCAGCTCAGCTCGGGCTCGTTCAGCGGTGAGGCAAAGGCTGCCGCCAAGGCGACGCTCGATGCTATGTCCCAGTACGCCGATGTTCCGGCGTACTCCAAGTCCACGCTCGGCCTGACCGATGCAACCGGCGGCTGGGTCATCCCGAATGCCATCGTCGACACGCTGGTCAAGCCGGCCCGGTACGCCTCCGCCATCACGCGTCTGGTGACCACGGTTCCCGGCATGGGCAACCAGTACCAGATCGACATTCCGCTCCGGCTGGCCGCTCCCACCCGCGCCATCGTGGCGCCGTGGGGCGAGCTGAAGGAGAACAAGGACCTCGTGTACAACGGCTACACGGCCACGATGTATACGCTGGCCCGCATCTACGACATCGGCAAGCAGTTCCTCCGCAAGTCGGCTGGTGCTGCAGAGGCCGATGTGATGGGCGAACTCGCCCACGCGTTCGCACTCGGCGAGGCGTACTACATCCTCCAGGGCGCCGGGACGACCGAGCCCTACGGGCTGCAGACGGCCCTCGCCACCATCCCCGCGATGACCGTGGCACACACGGCAGCGGCCACGCTCCTCGGCTCGGCAATGACGGCCATCACCGTCGCATCGGGCGCGCTCGCGGGCCGCAACCGGACACCGGAGGCGGCGCTCGTCGCACCTGCGGCGTACTGGACGCTCGTGGCGGCAGGTTCGGATGCCGGAGGCTTCTACCTCGATCCGACCTCGACCACGCCGGGCGGGCAGCTCCGCATCTTCGGCGTTCCGGTCTTCCCCGAGCTGCAACTTGCAGGAGCTGACGACATGATCGTCGGCGAGTTCTCGGCCCTCAAGGTCTACCACGGTGACGCCTACCGGGTGGACTCGACAGACATCGCCGGCACCCGCTGGGATTACAACCTTGTCGGGTTCCGCGGCGAGATGGAGATGGGCCTGGACGCCCGCCCGGCCGTATTCGCCGGAGCGTTCAGCTTCATCGCAGACATTCTCGTCTAGCGTCAGACACCCCCAGCCGGGCAGCCCGCCCCGCTCGGCTGGGGACCAACAGAGGGGTGGGCACTTGGCCCGGCCGGTCGCCCACGGCCGGTCGGGCCACTACAGGAAGGGGCGGGCATGGCACTCAACGCGACCGATCTGGTCCAGTGGGCCTATGACCAAGTGGATATGGCCCCGCACATCGCCACGCTGACGCGGTTGGCGCGCAAGTGCGAAACGATCGTCGAGTTCGGCGTTCGGGGTGCCGTCTCTACCTGGGCCCTACTGGATGGCCTCCCCGCGACCGGGTTGATGTATTCGGTCGAGGTCAACGGCAATCACAACATGCCGCCGCGCGTGACGAGCGACCCGCGCTGGACGCTCATCATCGGGGATGATCTGGACCCCGCGGTCCATGCACAACTTCCCGACCACGCCGATCTCGTGTTCATCGACACGACCCATGAATACAAACAGACAGTGGCGGAGTTGGCATATGCGCTCACCCTGACCCCAGACCGCATCGTCATGCACGATTACGTGATGGAGCCGGTCCTCCGTGCGGGTACCGAGTTCTGTGCGCGCGAGGGATGGCGCGTCCGGGCTAACGAACTGCCCTTCGGATTGGCGACTCTGGTCCCCGAATGAAGACCGTGCTCGTAACGGGCGGTGCAGGGTTCATCGGGGGTTACGTTGTCAATGATCTGATAGGCCGCGGTTACACAGTCAACATTCTGGACACACGCGGGCGCAGGGTCCCGGGCGCGATGACCACGATGGGCGACATTCGCGATGCGTCGTCGGTCAATGAGGCGGTAGCCCACGCCGAGGGTGTGATCCACCTCGCGGGACTGCTCGGGACGGCCGAGATGGTGGCCGATCCACGGCCCGCCGTCGAAATCAACATCGGCGGGGCCATCAACGTCTTCGAAGCGGCGGCACGCCACGATGTGCCCGTGGTCAATATCGCCATCGGCAACTACTGGATGGACAACACCTACTCGATCAGCAAGGACACAGCCGATCGGCTGGCCCGGATGTACGTGGCATTCCGCGGCGGGCGCATCTCGACCGTGCGGACCTTCGACGCCTACGGCCCCCGGCAGGTACCATCCGCGCCCTTCGGGCCTTCTCGCGTCCGCAAGATCATCCCGTCGTTCATCTGCCGTGCGCTGACGGGGCTTCCGATCGAGGTCTACGGCGACGGCCGGCAGGTAATCGACCTCATCTACGTGAGCGACGTGGCGCGGCTGCTGGTGGATGCCCTAGAGCGCACGGAAGCGGACGGTCCTGACGTTGTGATTACCGAGGCCGGGAGTGGTATCCCGATCTCGGTTCTCCGGGTCGCGGAGATGGTGCTAGGCATCGTCGGGAAGGGCTCGATTGTGCACCTGCCGATGCGCACGGGCGAGGTCCCGGGCGCGGCCATCGTCGCGAAGGTGCCGTTGGCCGATGGTGTCCCGCTGTCGGTCGGCCTGCCCAGGGCGGTGGCGTACTACAGGGGCCTGCTCGGATGATCTACTCCGCCAACTATGGCTCGTGGGATCCGCCGCGGACGCAGCCCGTCCCGGTGCGGATGTTCACGGAGGCGACGCACCCGATCACGACGACGGCGCCCTACATTCGTCCTGCTGCAACGCATGGTCATCCAGGCCCGAATCAAACGCAGAACCGCCTCGACGCCAAGTGGTGGAAACTGCGCCCCGATCTCGCCTGTCCCGAGTCCGCGGTCACCATCTGGATCGACGCATCGGTCACGATCCTGCGGGCCGACTTCGCGAACCTGTGCCTCGCCGAGCTCGGCGAGGATGATGCCCTCTTCATGCGTCACCCCTGGCGGAAGTGCATCTACGCCGAGGCAATCGCCAGCCAGATACCCGGTCTTCAGCCGAAGTACGGCGGGCAGCCCATCGCCGAACAGGTGGGCCACTACCGGGCCGAGGGCCACCCCGAGCGCTGGGGGCTCGTCCAATCCACCGTCCTGGTGCGACGCAACAATGAGCGCGTCCGCGCCTTCGATGCCGCATGGTGGGCGGAGATCATCCGCTGGTCAATCCAAGATCAGATCAGCTTGCCGGTCGTCCTACGGAGGCTCACCAAGCGCCGCCTGCGCTGGCACTACTGGCCCGTCCATCCCATTGCGGCAGGATGGCTCCGCTGGGGGGAATACAACGCATGAGGGCGGCCCTGCTCCCGACGCCCGGCAACCCGGAGATGCTCGCCTATTGGCTGCGCAACTATGAGACATGGCGGTACGCGGTCGACGAGCTGCTGGTGGTAGTGAATAGCCCCGACGGCACGAAAGACGCGGCTAGGGCCGTCCTAGACGCTGGTGGGCGATGTGTGGAGGTACCCGACACCATCGGCCACGACGGGGCGATCCTGACAGCGCTCTATAAGACGAAGGCCGACCTCATCGTCCTCTGCGAGGATGACGCCTACGTTCGACGCCCGGAGGCGGTGGCGGCTGCATTCGCACGGATCGAGACTGGGGCGACTGATCTCGTCGGCAGCCCGCGTCACGAGGATTACGTCACCAGCCCGTTCCAGGAGTGGGGGCCGTACACCCCCGGCGATCTGGCGGAGTTGCGACACGGACTCTGGCCGGCGTTCCTCTTCGCACGTCGCGCTGATCTGCTGGCGACCGATCGCATCTTTGGGGACCGGGGCTGGCCGCGCGGCGGGCGCATCCCGGGCTGGGGGCCGGTCACGGCGGAGACTTGCGACTACATCGGGATCGGGGCCGAGTTCGTCCACCTCGATACCCTCTTCGGGACCACGTTCCAACTGCGGGCGGCCGGGCTCCGCACGGATCTCGTGCACCATGTCCGTGTCTACGATCCGGCGGCGACCGAGGAGTGGGTCAAGGAAGACCCGCCGTGGTTCCACGTCACGAACCTCTCGACGCTGCCGGCCGTGCTGGCCGGCGATGCGCCGGAGACGTTGCCCGATTACGGGCCGGGCGGTGGGCTGTGGACACGGCGGCTGGCGTGGTGGCAACGCACCGGCATCGATATATCGCGCTTCCTTGCTAGGACGGACATCCGGCAGGAAGAACTAGACCGCTGGAACAGGCGGTTCGATCCGTGGGTCACCTGGCGGGAGGCACCACCGTGAACATCGTTCTACTGCTCGCGCACTCGATCGAGGAATACGACCAACTCCGGCTCCTCTCGGGGCTCGGCTACAACGTGTTCAGCATCGGCGGCTACATCGACCCGGCGCACCCCCACGACACGAAGCGTCCCGCGTTGCCAGATGTGCCCTACCACCCGGAGCTCCACGCGGCGGTCGACGCGATGGGCACGCCGGACAACCTGCGCTTCGCCAAGGAGCGCATCCCCGATGCGGTGCTCGACTGGGCCGACACGATCATCTGCCACCATTACGAGCACACCTGGCTGGTCCCGCAATGGGATCGATTGCGCAGCAAGCGGGTCATCTGGCGGACGGTCGGCCAGTCGGTCGCCGGCAACGAGCAGATGATGGCTCCGCTCCGCGACGATGGCCTGCAGATTGTCCGCTACTCGCCCAAGGAACGGAACATCCCCGGTTATGCCGGCGAGGATGCCCTGATCCGGTTCTACAAAGACCCCGACGAATGGCACGGCTGGACGGGGGAAAGCGCCCAGGTACTCAACATCACGCAGCAGCTCCGCCAGCGCGACCCGTACACGAACTGGGCTTTCTGGGAGGCGGCCACGCAAGGCTTACACCGCGTACCGGCCGGCCCAGGTTCGGAGGAGATCGGCGGGACTGGCGAGGTCAGCTTGCCGGTAATGAAGCAACTCCTCCGCCAGCTCCGCTGCTACCTCTACACCGGGACTCAACCCGCCAGCTACACGCTCGGCTTGATCGAAGCGATGATGACCGGTATCCCGACGGTGAGCATCGGCCCCTCGCACATGACGATCTTCCCCTACGGGCCGCTCCTGTTCGAGGGCCACGAGATCACGGAGGCCGGGCACGACTCGGCGGCCGTCGCGGGCATGCGGCTCCAGACGCTGCTCTCCGATTGGGACGCGGCGCGCGAGATGAGCATCGCGCAGCGAGCGGTGGCGATCGAGATGTTCGGCATGGCAAAGATTGGCGCCGAGTGGCGGGCCTTTCTAGGATGACCGCCAACGTCCTCGCGGATCGCCACCACTCAGGCCTGTACCATTCCCTCCAGCTCCTGGCCCGTCGACTCGGCTGGACGCTCTACACGCCGATCGGGCCCGAGTGGTGGGATCGCGACTATTGGATGTTCGGCCGGAGTACGTACAACGATGACCGGCTCGCGCAGCAGTTCCTGATGGGCGTCCCCGGCCCGGATGGACTCGGCGCGCCGCCCGACGGCGAGTTCCCGGACTGGCCGATCCCGACCGTGACGCTCGCAGAGGCACAGGCGATGGACTGGGCATTCGTGATCGCCACCGTGCCAGACAATGAGGCGGGCTTCTATCGCTTCGCGCAGGAGCGCGGGGCACGGTTCGTCGAACAGGTCGGCAATACGGGCCAGTACGTCAACTGGCGCCTTGACCCGCTGGTGCTCTCATCATCCGAGATGCCGATCTACGGCCGCGGCGTGGTCTACCACCAGGAGATGGATCCCATTGCCTACCGCCCGCCGATGGAGATCCGCACCGCCGCGTCATTCGTCAACTGCATGATCCACATGGGATCCTGCTGGACGCTGCTCCAGGAGGCGCAGGCGCTCGGTCTGCCGGTCAAGGTCCACGGCATCGAAGGCCCCGACGGCATCATCAAGCCGTACTCGGCGCTCGTGGATCTCATGGCGTCCGTCGGCTGGGGCTGGCACGACAAGGCGCAGGGGGACGGCTTCGGCCACGTGATCCACACGTGGGCCGCCGTAGGCCGGCCGCTGATCGGCCACTCCTCGCACTATGCCGGGAAGATGGGCGAGCGGTTCTGGCAGGACGGTGTGACGTGCATCGATCTCGACAAGCATTCGATCCCGGAGACAGTCGAGACGATCCGCAAGATGTGCGCCTGCCGTCACCGCGACATGAGCATGGCGATCCGGGCCGAGTTCGACGCGATCGATTACGAGGCGGAGACAGACGCGATCCGGGAGTTGCTGGCATGACTCGCGTCATGTTCCTAGGCGATATGGCCGGCACAGGATTCGGCACGGTCACGATGGATCTCGGCCGCGAGCTGCTGGCGCTCGGGCTGGACGTGAGGTTCATCAGCCAGAATGAAGACGGCGCGCCGCCGCCGGAGCCCTTCGGCTCGCGCACCTTGCTGGTCAACGACCCGGACGGGACGCTCCATCTCGCGCAGGAGGGCGGCATCGCGGGCGTCATGTCGGGGGCCGTCTGGCCCGACGGCTGGGCACCCGAGGCGGCCATCATGCTCGGGGACTACACGGCCGCCCGGATGATGGTGCTGCGGGATGAGGCTACGGTCGCGGCCTTCGCCAGCGTGCCGACCTTCCACTACGTGCCGATCGAGGGCGTGGACTTGCCGCCAGCGTGGACGGTGCTCTGGCACATCGTCCACCCCGTCGCGATGACCGAGTTCGGCGGCGATCAGATCGCGCGGGTGATGGAAGGAGTGCGCCCGCCGGTCATCTACCACGGCGTCCACACGGCCGACTTCTGGCCCGTGTCAGCGGATCGCCCGCTATGGATCAAGCGGGCAGACAGCAAGGACAAGGCCCTGCGCTCCAAGGCCGACTGCAAGAAGTTCTTTGGAGCCGACCCAGCGAGCACGTGGATCTTGCGAACGGATCGGCACATGCCGCGGAAGCGGTACAACGCGTGGCTGCGCTCGATCGTCCCGGTCCTGATCCGCAATCCCAACGTCTACGCAGTTGTCCATTGCAGAACGTTTGACCAGGGTGGTAATCTAAGCGACACGCTCTCCAAGTATACGGAACCGGCCCGGAAGCGGATCATCATGACGCCTTTCCACGATCAGTGGGGCGGGGCGCCACGAAACATCCTTGCTGCGCTCTACAACGCGGCCGATGTGTACGCTTCCAACTCTGCCGAGGGTTTCGGGCTCACGATCGCCGAAGCGCTCGCGTGTGGCGTCCCGGCCGTCGGCGTCGGCTACTCCGCGGTCCCCGAGGTCATCGGTCCGGCGGGTATCGTCGTCCCCGAGGGCGGCCTGATCGATAACGAGTACGACCACTTCTGGTGGGCGGCCGACGAACGCGCCTTTGGGCTCGCGGTGGAGTCCCTGATCCGGGATCCCGGCCTGCGCGCCAAGCTCGGCGGCCAGGGGCCGAAGCACGTCCGATCCAGCTTCTCGTGGGCGACGGCGGCGCGCGCCTTCGCCCGCCTTATCGAGTCCGCCGTTGCCGAGAGGGCTGCCGCATGATCGCTCCCACGCTCTGCACCGTCCTCCAGGTCCGCGAATACATTGACCTGAACACGACGGCCAGCTCGTCCAAATACACCGACTCCACGATCGGCTCCAACATCCGCGCGGCGGGCGCATGGATGGAACGTCGCACGGGCCGCATCTTCGGCAACCGCTCGGCCACCAGCATGAAGTTCACGACCAACGCCAAGCCAAGCCTCCTACTCCCCGGCCTGCGAACCGCTACCACGGTGACGCTCGATGGCGTGGCACTGACCGCCGATACGACGTATTGGCTCCTGCCGGACGCGCAGCAGTCGGGCATCTATACCGGCATCCAGTTCCGCTCGTGGGGCAAGCAGGGCGCCCCGTGGTATCTCGGAGTGCCGGACTGGTGGGATCGGGGTCTCGATCTGGGCGGGCAACCGTCCGGCGGCAGCCTCCCCAATGATCTCATGATCCTGGGCGACTGGGGCTACGCGGACGATGCCACGATGCCCGAGGAGGTGCGCCACGTCGCGAAGGTTCTGGCCGCCTACTTCACGAAGCGACCGGATGCCATCCTGGGCGGGGCGCTTGCCACTCCCGATGGCGGTGCGGTGGACCTCTCACAGTTCCCGATCGAGGTGCAGGCATTCGTCGCCGAGTACCGCATCGAACAGGGAGTGGAGGCGGTCGGATGAAAGAAGACCTGTCTCCCCGCCTGCGCGCACTCGGGTCGCCCGAGTTCCGTCGCGCGTTTCTCAAGGGTCTGCAGATGGCAGCTATACGCGAAGCGAAGCATCTCGTCCCACGCAAGACGGGCAATCTCGACCGGAGTATCCGGACCGGCACACTCTCCGATGACCGGGCATTGATCCTCGCCGGCGGCGTCCACGACGTTGGGTATGCCGCGTATGTCGAGTTCGGGACACGGGCGCACGTGATCGTGCCGCGGAAGGCGAAGGTCCTCGCGTGGGGCGGGGACCGGCGACTCTCTGGCACGCTCCGCAAGGGTGCCAAGGCCACGAGTTTCGCGATGCGAGTCAACCACCCCGGTTCGCGCGCCAAGCCGTACCTCGTCCCCGGCGCGATCGCAGCGATGCGCAAGGTCGGAGTGGATCCGATCGTGAAGGCGTGGAACGATGCCTCCTAACTCCACCTTCCGCGTCGACTTGGTGGACGCCCTGTACGACCTGCTCGTGGCATATCGGACGGCCAACCCGACGCTCCTGCGCGCCGTCTATCGGACCCGACCAGCCGCGTTCCAGGAGCTGCCGGCCGCGTTCGTCGGGCCACGCGCCGAAACGATCACCCACACTTCCGGCACGCGCGAGCGCGCCATCGATCCATCCGTCGTCGTGGTCGATTCCTTCACGGACAACACGGAGACGGGCGACCGCATGGACATCCTCATGGACGACTTGGTGGACGTGTTCACGGCGGGCGTTCGCCAGATCGGCAACGCCATCATCGAGCCGACCGCAGTCCTGCCGGGTGAGCTGGAAGCATCCGGCGCCATCTATCGAGCGGAGAGCATCCAGTTCGCAAGGACCACCATCCGCGAAGGCCGCAGTTAGGAGTAGAACGTGGCAATCCAAGGGTTCGTCCGACTGCGGAAGTCGCAGATCGGCAAGCAGACCGCCATCGGGACGGCCGTACCGGCGACCCGGCGCCTTCCATGGCGCGGGATCATCGCATACAACCCGAACCGGACAGACCCGGATGTCGATACCGGGACGCTCGATCCGGCGATCCTGCCGCATCCGGCGGCGCCCGAGACAACCTGGGGGCCATCGGGCCTGCTCGCATACGACGACCTGCCGTATCGGCTGGCGGGCGCGCTGAAGGGTGGCGTCACGCCGACCGGCAACGCGGGGATTGGCTACACGTGGACCTATGCCGCCGCGTCCACCACGGCCGATGCCTTCGAGTATTTCACCGTGGAGACGGCAGATGACACGGCCGCGAGCGACGGCATCGAAGGAACGGGCGGCGTAGTCAACACATTCAGCGAGACGATGGCCGACGACCTCGGCCCGTGGTCATTCACCGACGAATGGCTGTTCGCCGAGGCGACGCTGGCGCACGACATTACGGCCGGCCTATCGGTCGATGATGAGCCGGCTTACGTGTTCGGCGCGGATTCCGAGCTGTGGGTCGACGCGAACGCAGCCGGCATCGGCACGACCTGGTGGCAGGATGCGCTCCATTCGGCGACCCTCACCATCAACAACAACCTGGACCAGAAGCGCTTTGCCAATGGCGCCAACGCATCGAATACGCGGTTCCGGCTCACGGGCTACGGCCGCGGCCCGCGCGACATCGAGCTCGTCATCACCGTCGCGAAGACGGCCGTCACGATGGCCGAGGCGGCCACCCTCGACGACAGTCCGGTCCCGCTCCGGTTCATCCAGCTTAAGACCACCAGCATCGAGATTGCCGGCGGCGCGGTCAAGTACGCCTACCAGCGCCGCGGTTGCTTCACCCTGCGCTCGCGCGCGGAGGGAGAGATCGGCGGCAACGCCACCATTGTCCTGACCTATAAGGGGCAATACAACACGACCCTGGGTTACGCCATCCAGGCCATCGTGGTCAACCAACTGGCAGCGCTGTAGACATGGCGATCGAGGGGCGGACCCTCACGGTGGAGTGCCCATGCGCGGGCACTCCACACGAGGTTGACACGGTTGTATTCCGGGCGGTCATGCCGCTGGCCGGCGGCGTGGCAGGTATCGCCGCGATGATCGCCGGAGCGCGGGCGCTCGGGGGGACATTCACCAGCATGGCGCTAGCCGAATATGTGTTCCCCGTATTCCTGGCCCATGCCATCGAGTCTTGGACGTTCACCGACGCGGCGGGCCAGCCGGTCCCGTTGGCTGATGGCGATAAGGTCCTGCCGTTCCCAGTCAAATACGAGATCGCCGACGCGGCGGATGACCTCTTCGGGGAGGAGATCACCCGCCCTTTAGCCAGGATGATCGAACGGTCCTCAGCCGCTGGGCTGACGGCATCCTCGACATCTCGGAACCCGGACTCTGGAGCACCGCGCCGACCGCGCTCCGCGCGATCCTCGCCGGACGCTTCGGCGGCTACGGGGCAGTCGACCGAATGACCTGGGCCGAGGCGAACGCCGCCACCCAGCTTCTCGCTGAAGAGAAGATCGGTACGCGCGTCCGCCGGGCCGAGGCGATGGAGCAAGCCCAATACGAGCGAAGCAAGGCGGCCCTACAGCGAGACGAGGTGAGACGTGGCACTCGCTGAACGCGCGACGCTGATCACCGAACTCCGGCTCGATAACAAGTTGTCCCCCGGCCTCGCCAAGGCTGGTGGGAGCCTGCGGAGCTTCGATAAGATCACACAGAAGACGCGGGTGGGACTCGCCAATCTATCGGTCAATCTACTGAAGTTAGGCGCGGCGGCGACCGTTTCAGCGGTCGCCTTCCTGGGTGTCGCCGTCAAGGAAGGGCAGGCGGCCCAGAAGGTCCAACTCATCTACGCCAAGGCGATCGAGAACTCCGCCAAGAGCGCCGGTGCCCTAAAGGCAACATTGGCTGACCTTACGAAAGCGCAGGGGGCAGCCAAGCCGGATTCCAAGGCATACGCCGCGCTCGCCGCGAAGATCGCGCTGGTCAAGGGCCAGATGTCAGTCTTCGGCCCCGTGACGGTGGAGGCTACGGCCGCACTGAACGCCCAGCAGATCACCCTGATGAACCTGGCGGGCGTTGATGATGAACTCATCAAGACCGAACAGACGCGCCTGATCCAGATGGGGCTGAGCGGCAAGTCGGTCCTGCGTCTGACTCCGCTGATCATGGATCTCAGCAAGGCAACGGGACGCGACCTGCTCACATCCACGATCGCTATCGGGAAGGCCGTCAATGGCAACGTGGCCGGACTCCTGAGGTTCGGCATCGTGGTCGATAAGGAGAAAGCTAAGCTTGACCCCTTCGGTGCCGTACTGGACGCGCTTACCAAGAAGTTCGGCGGGACCACCAAGGCGATGTCCGGGGAGTTTGAGACTCGGCTCGGGGCCTTGCGCGCGAACCTCGGCAACATCACGGAGGACATCGGGATCAAGCTCCTCCCGGCGCTGACGCGCATCACGGATACGGTCGCCACGAGCCTCGTTCCCGCGTTCGGGAAGTTCATCGACCGCATCCTGCCGGACATCAGCCGGGGGATGGACGAGTTCGCCTCCGCGCTGGAGGACGGTGGGGCGGAGAAGGCAATCAACGGGATCGCCGATGCGCTCGGGACGGTGATCGATCTCCTGAAGGTTGCAGCCGGTCCCGTCAAGGCGATCGTCAACGCGTTCCTGGGCCTTCCGAAAGAACTCCAGACCGTCCTGATCGGGGCATTCGCGGTCAATAAGCTCTCGGGCGGGATGGTAACCGGCCTCATTGGCGAGGTCGGGAAGGGTGTGGTCAAGGGCGTTCTCGGCATGAAAGCCGGGGTAGTCAACATCAACGCGGCGGTAGTCAATGGCGCCGGGGGCCTGCCGGGAGCGGCGGCCAAGGGTGCCGGGGCCGCCGGTGCGCTCGTGGCTGGCCTGACTGCCGGA